CTTCAGGAGCAGAAGCAGGAGCAGCGCTAGCAGTTGTTGCAGGGTAGTAGCGCTTAATCTCGTTGCTCTGGGTGCCGTTGTACGTACGGGTACCTAGAGTTGCACGGTATGCACGACCCATAAGAGCCTGCTCAACCTGAGCTGGCGACGGGTTCTGCTCCCAGTACGGCGTGCCTAGGCCCATGGCATTAGCCTTCATAAAGAACATGTTCATAGCCTTAGGGTTGTCGGGGGAGACAACTAGCTGGTCCCATACGCGACGCTTGTCGTAAGCACCGCCCTGAACCTCGTTAGTTACCTTGAACATCAACTTTCCAGTTGATGTGGTTGTTGCTGAAGCCTCGATAACCTTCAGGTCATAGTCACCATCTGGTAGCGGCTCGTAGTTGGTGCTGGTAGCTGCAGTTCCAGCCTGCTTTAGCAGCTCAGAGAAATTAACGGTACTCATACCTATTAACTCGCTTTCTTAGTTGATGTTTCAGCCTTGGACTCTCCAAAGACCATATCTAGCATGCGTTCGACCCCAAGGTCTCCCTGCTCTACTACTTTTCCTAGACGCCCTTGTACGCGCTCTCCAGCCTCATACTCGGGAGTACGCTCGACATACATCTTGCGTACTTTGTATGGTGCCTGCATTGGATCTGGATTTGGTACCGTCTCCACTGTAATTGCGCCAAGAATGTCGTAGAAATACGGGGCCTGAATTGCTAGCTGGCCCTGGAGGTAAGGACGGTATACGCCATCCTGACCCTTACGTGCCATAGCAGTCAGTACCACAGCCTCAAGCGGCTGGGTAGGGTGCATCGTGAGGTCACGGAGATCACGAAGGAGTGCGCCCATGTGGCGAAGTAGTTCGCCCCACTGTTGCATCTTCATTTGCTCTGTGCCTGCGATGTTATCCATGCACTTGACCTGGAGCTCCGAGATGGAGTCAATGATCAAGGACTTGAAGTGGTGTTTCCCTGACTGAAGCCACTGGAAGGCCTTCATGACAACGTCATAGTCGTTTACTTTGACTACAACGGTGTCCCAAGTACCATCTGCTAGTGGCGGTTCTTCAGTTAGGGGGTCCCAATACTTAATGTTGATTGGTAGGAAGCGGTGGCCTCCCTCAACATCGAGCATTAGGCGTGGGTAAGGTGCCGTGACTGCGAAGCTGGACTTACCAACTTTGGACTCGCCATAAACCATAATTGTTAAACTGCGTTCCACGTCTGACATATTTACTCACTTCCCTTCTCTTCGATTCCGTAGTAACCGTATGGGTCGGATGACTCAAACGCATCGCTAAGTGCTGCTTCGGCGGCGGAACCGTCGTCGAATAGCGGGCAAATAGCGAAGAATTGACACTTCCACTTGCAGTCGCGGCTTGGCTTCGGGTAAGCATGCTTAAAGTGGCTCTCGCCCTCGTCCAAAGCATCTCGGACATTTAGCATATCTGCAAGAGTGCCTTCTAGCTGCTCTAGAAATGCACGGAGTGTAAACCTATTGTGACGAACTTCAATCTGGTCATAGAACGGCGGCTTAGCATAAGCACCGCGTTTCACCTTACGAAGCATTGTAAAGATGGCACCATCAGTGCGTTCTCCTGTTTCGCCTTCCTGGACTTCATCCAGAAGCATGTAAGTCTTAACCTGCTCGTTCATGTGAGCCATAGCCCCAAAGTCTGCAAAAGAGCCGCCTACAGTTTTAAAGTCACGGATCATGCGAGCACCATCAATCTTACGACGAACACGCATGTCAATTTTCCCCTGTAGGACTACTCGACCATCCATCATCGGGCGTTCGAGAATCTCTTCAGTCGAAATCATCTCAAGCTCGGCATCAATGCCCTCTTGCTCTACCCACTCTAAGTAGCCCTCAAGCATTATACGACCAAGCTCTGCATCAGCCTCTAAGTTAGAGGTGTCGCGAAACTCTGCTTGCATCTTTTCTATGTCTTCCTTAACAAGGTCAGCATGAGCCTCTAGCAAGTCTTGTCCAGTTGAATAGTGCCTGTCAAGTGCTTCATGGATGCGAGAGCCTAAAGCTAGTGCTCCAGTAAACTCTGTTATCTTTGGCCTTAATCGGCGATAATAGGTTAGCCACCAACGTCTACGGCAATCTTTAAATGTTTGGATCTCAGAATTAGAAATTCTTACGGGAGCTGTCATTATTTCTTTCCCTCTCTGAGAAGCTCTAGAAGCTTGGCCTTATCTTTTACAATCTGATCAAAGTTGTCAGCTTTTACGTCTAGTGCTTCAATTACGCGTTCTTCAATTGTTCCCTCAGTCACGTAGTCGGTAATGAGAATCGAATCGTGAATCTCAGAGCCAATGCGGTGAACGCGGTCCAGAGCCTGCTTGTAGTCAACAAGAGACCATGGCCTCTGAAGCATAACAAGTCGGCGTGCTGCTGTCAAGGTGACACCAACACCGCCAGCCTGAGCAGTGAATAGAATCCACTTAGTCTTACCAGACTGGAAATTATCGATTGCCTGCTGTCGCTCCATTTCATTCTGAGCACCAGTAATCAATCCATGGCTAATGTTTTCCTTCTCCATACGAGCACTAAGAAGCTCTATGAGCTGTCTAGACACTGCACAGACAGCGACAGAGTCGTTTCCAAAGTCGCCGTTCTTGATGTCATCCATTAGAGCATCGACCTTACAGGAGGGGTCCGACAATAACATTTTTTCTTCGCCATCTAAAAGTTCAATCTGGCCGTAAGCACTGGCAAACTGAATCAGCCTGCCCATCTGCACCATAGGGTTGGGTGCCACTATCATGTCTCCAGATAGAGCGCCTGCATCCATTTCTCTCTGAAGCTCTTCTTCAGAAGTGTCTTCCAACATAGACATCATATTTTCCAACATCTGCTTGTAAGCCTTGGCCTGCTTGGCACCCATTTCGACATCTCTTCTGTCAGTCATAACTTCTGGCAACCAAGGAAGCACCTTAGCCTTAAGCATTCTTCGCATACGAGGGTTAATCCCAGCAAAAAATTCTGACTCCATAGCAGGCTTAAGCCCGAGGACCATCATGGCACCAAATGCATTTTGATAGGTGTCCACATATCGGTCAATAAACTTTGTCTTACTTGGCCACTCCCTGTCGTCTAGCCAGTGAAGAATTGGCCAGAGGTCTACAACGTTGTTAGCTATGGGAGTTCCTGTTAAAGCAAATCTAATATCTGCATTCCCAGAGGCTGCCCACAAAGCGCGAGTCTGCTTAGACTTTGGTTCCTTGGAGCGGTGAATTTCGTCAGCTACAACAGACTTAAAGTTAATTTCATTTAGCTCTCTCGAGTGAACCTCACATCGGGAAGGGGTTACCTTAGTGTCATGACCTCCGCAGTCAACACAGCGGGCAAGTGCAACAGAGCCGTACGGTGCCAACCTTGAGTGAGTTCTTAGGGACTCCCAGTTAATTACGTAGACCTGAGCTTCGTGGTCAAACGCCTTGCGACGCTGAGTTGCCGTGCCCTTGACTACCTGAACATCAACTCCCGGCCACCAACGGTCAAATTCTCTTTCCCAGTTTGTCTTTAGCGTGTTGGGGCAAACTATCAAAGCAGGGAAAACTTCTTCGCCACTGTCATGGAACTGCTTTAGTGCTCTAATCGCCTGAGCAGTCTTGCCTAAACCAGGTTCGTCGGCCAGTAGTCCTCGTCTAGCTTTAACCATCCACTCAACGCCAGACCTTTGATGCGGAAATAAGTCTTCATCGCCGCTTTCAGACGACTCTAGCTCTCGTAGTACGTTGCAAGGGTCAATTCTGTTGGCTTTTTCCTCTACAGCCCACTTTGCCAGCTCGGGACCAATCTCTAGCTGTTCGCCAAAGGTCGAGCGGAGAGATAGGCAACCAGTCCAAGAGACTGGAATACGCCAAACATTCTTATTGCTGTCCCACTTGGCACCCGGGAGAGCTCTACATACCTCTTTTAAACGCCATTCAGCATTTATAATGATGTGGTTGTCTTCTAATTCCACAAAAACGCCCAACAGGGCCTCCATTCCGTCACTACGTATATATTATCACAGAAAATGTCTGTTTGTGTGATTTTTTCTGATAATAACTAACTTTCTAGAAGTTTTATTGGCTTCCAGCCCGTTTTTACAAGCCTAAGTAGGCCATGTCTAATGGCATCTAGGGCGTGTCCGCCCCCTCCAACGTGCCAATATTCAAGTTTTTTAAGCTTTTTATTGTCAAACATACTCATTGCATCCGCAGGAGCTTGAAAGTAGACATCATCTATAGGCCTACCATTGTCGTATAAGCACTGCTTAACAATTCCAATCACCTCTAGAGAAAAAGGCGCTTGAGAATTGCGAACAGTCTGAGCATTGATAATAAATCGTTCACAGACTACATCTACGTGATGTCGCTTTTCAGGAGACCACAGGACGCTCCGTACGGTCTCAGCGACTTCATGCTGCTCTAGCTCTTTGGACCACTCTAAAACAGGCTCAGAGGCGTCCTGACGGCTAAATAGGGCCATCCCTGTAGTCTTACCGGGGTCAATTGCTAAAACATATGTAGTCATTTTTAGCCTTTCTACGCATACTTCGAACCCCAATTCTCTAGAGGGCCATCAGCATCCGCGGTGAGCGGCACTGCCCACCCTTCAGTTGTAGTCATGCACTTCTTAACTAGCTCTTTAATTTCTTCAGCGTCCTCGCGAGGTGCATTAAGAACTATCTCATCATGAACAGGGACAATTAGCAAATCGGTAAGGTCTGCTTGGTCTAGCTTCACAAGGTTGGACTTAAAAATTTCTGCAGCTCCGCCCTGAATCAGATAGTTAACTAGCGTATACACGCGGTCTTCATCACAAGGGAGCCTTCTGCCAGTCCATGTATTAACGTATCCCTGACCCTCAGTTTGTAGTCTTTCAAGACCCTTCTTTTCTACGGCCTTCTGGAATAGTTGCATGCCCGGATAGCTGTCATCAAAAGCGTTAGATACTGCACGCATCTGTTCTTCTGGTACGCCAGCTGTAAGTGCCTGCTTAGCAACACCTGCACCATATAGACGCCCATACACAACGCCCTTAATCAGGTTACGTCTCTTATCAGACTTCACCATCGATGGGTCCTGATAGACCTCCCTACCAATCTCGGTAAATGGGTCAGAGCCAGTCGCGTCTGCACGCAAGAATAGCTGAATCAGGTTCGGGTCTTGAGACAGGGTTGCAAACATACGGAACTCGACTTGGTCAAGGTCGGAGGTAATAATTACGTGGTCATCATCCTTAGGAAGGAAGGCACGACGAACTACGTCATCACCCTTAGGCAATGTCTGGAGTGCAGGGTTCTGGATAGACATGCGTCCAGTACGAGCACCCATGGTGTTTACGGATGGGTGGACGAATCCGTCGATGTTGTCGTTAATAAAGTTTAGGAAATAAGTATTAGCAAGCTTGAGTGCTTGGCGGTAGTTAAGAGTGGTCTTAGCTAACTGCTGAGCCTCGGCGTTACCATCACGAACAATCATCTTTAGCTGGTCGGCATTAGCAGACTTTTGACCCTTTTCAGTTCTTTCGCTAATTTCTACTTCTAGCTTTTCAAATTGAGAAACTAGCTGCTGATTGCTGCCAATGCCTATCCCGTAAGTGCTCTTAGCCCAATCAGCTGCTTCACTGGTGTACTTAAGCAAGTCATCGTACTTCTGCTTTGAGTACTCCAAATCTAGACGAGCACCGTTTAGCTCCATTTGAGTAGTTATGCGACGAGTATTCATTTCGAGTTCGTATGCATAGTGGTAAGGCTTCCCAGGGGCACACTTCTCCCAGAACTTCTCAAACAGCTTCATTGTCAAAACTGTATCGAGAGCACCGTAAGACCAGTAAGGCTCAAACTTTACGGGAACTGTCCCCCAAGTCCAACCATTCTCCGAGAGAGAAACATCGAGCAAGCTTTGCAGTGCGGCAGCTCTCGGGTCAACAAACATTTCCGTAAGATTTTTGAGAGCACCAGAGCCCAGTGGGTCAATGAGCTTTGCCATAAGCATGGTGTCATGGGCACGGTGCCAAGGCATCTTCCACGTTGACTGTTGGTCAAACCACTTAGCCTCGAAGGCGATGTTGTGGCATACAATGGGACCGTCAAATCTATTCATAGAATCATAGAAGACGCCCTTCCAATCTTCCCAAGGGATAGACCATCCCTGACGCGCATCTCCAACCTGAACCAGACGTAGACGTCCGTGCCAAGGAGAAAGTGCGTCTTTACGAGGATTTCCTGGAAGCTCGCCAGTCTCTGTGTCAATTGCTATGGCGTTCATTGGACGCCGCTCTCCGAGCCAGCGAATAAAGTCGTGAGCTTTTTCTACTGAATCAACTAGGTGGAGTTGAACTCCTTCTAGTCCTTCTGTCATTTAGTGTCTCTTCCTAAGGGATTATTTCGACATTATACACTTCTGCAATGTCTGAGTCCACCTTAGCAGCTTGTTGCAGCAAACGCTGCGCGACACTCGTTAAATAATAAGCGCCGTTGTCATCATATTTATATAGGGCATCTAGGACAGCGTTTGGCTGGTCACTTACTTGGGCCCAGTACCTGTACTTTTCTGGGAAAACTAAATCTAAGCTGTCATCTGGTTGACACTCTTCGCATGCCACTGCTCTTCTTAGTAGGTCTTCTGCTGGTGCCTCAGTCAGTTTGTATTTAGAGACAAGAGAGCAAGCAGCTCCGTGGAACATAAGCGAAACGCCAATGCGAGACAGGATGTAGGAGCCACTCTCTG